CAAATTATTCCCGTATCACAAACCAAATTGTTTAAACGAAGAAGATTATAACTATTTAACTGAATTTTTTATTGTAGTTAAAGACCAATTAACAGTTAATCAGCAATACAAGTTAATTGATATTTATTTTAGAATTTTTAATAAGAAATTAGAAAATTCAAATTGTGGTTCTTGTTGGCGGGATAGAATAGCTGAAATTAGAAAAGTATACAACGAATACCAATTAGATGAAATTTAATAACGATTTTAAATATGATTTAAAGTTTGGTCAAGTAGGTGAGGAACTTCTTGGAAGTATATTTACTGATAAAACAATAGAAGTTAAACGTGATAATTGGATTTACCGAAGTGGTAATATTGCAATTGAATATGAAAGTAGGGGTAAACCTTCAGGAATAAATAAAAGTTTAGCTGAATATTGGGTATTTATATTTTCAGGGAAATTTGAAGATGATATACTTTTAATTATAGAAACTAATCGTTTAAAAACAATATTTAATAAATATTTTGAAATGGGTAAAATAAAAGCTATGGGTGATAATAATACATCTATGGCAGTATTAATACCGGTAACAGAAATAACAAATTATAAAAATTACATATGAAAGACAATCCAATACAATTAGAGTATTTAAAATCAGTACTACTATCGCAGTTATTACTTGAATCTAACGAAAACTTGTTTTTTACAAAGCAATACAAGCAGCAAATTAAACACAAAATTAATTCTTTGAATAAAGATTTAGAAGAAGTAGTTAGAACTGAGTATGCAACGATTTACAAAACTGATGCAGAAATGACTACAAACATTTTAAACGCAATAGAAGATGTAATTTTAAAGCTACAAACTTCTACTATAGATGAACTTGTAATGATTAACGCAGTAATTGATAAATACAAAGAAAACAAAGAATGGTTTGCTGAGTATGCACAGGCTGAATTTCTACGTATAAATGGCTAAAAAGCAAGAAACAAGATACTACCCTGCACACAAAGAACTAAATGATATGCGCATTTGCCACCAAAATAGTTTAGCTTATGTAATAGTTCCTGCCGGTGGTAATAAGTATTGGATTAGTAAATACAGTTTAAACGATTTACACAATCAGATTTATTTAACAGAAAACAATGTTAGAACTGAATTTTCACAATACGAAGCAGATAAAAAAATAATGGAATTATATTCCTTTCACTCAAAAAGATTTAAAAAATGACACCAAACCACTACGACAATAATAAAAGCTACGATTTAATAGATGTTGCTTTAGATTATAATTTAAATTTCTTTAGGTTCAATGTTTTAAAATACATTTGTAGAGCAGGGAAAAAAGAAAATGAAATACAAGACCTTGAAAAGGCAATAGATTATTTAGAAAGAGAAATTAAACATTTAAGAAAAGAACAAGCAAAATGGATAGAACTGAACAAGTAATAGTATTTGAAACATTAGAATTAGAATTTAGATTAACTCAGCTACTTAAGAAACGTGAACAACTTTATTTAAAAGGTGGTAATGATGAAAAGCTAAATGATAAGATAAGGGAAGTACAACACGAATTAAGAAGTAAGGGTAGCAATTAGCTACCTTTTTTCATTATGTTTGTTATTTAAAACATAAATAGTGATATTGTACAGAATAACGTACAATATTTAAAATGTTAAAGTTTTACTAAAATGTATTTTGTATTAATAACTTGTTTATATTTGCTTATAATTTAAAAACAAAGACAATATGAAAACTATCAATTTACAAAAAGAACATTACACTTACGAAAATGGAAATTTAGGTTCTATAATGACTAATAATGGTTATTTTTTAGATGTTGAAAAAGAAACTGAAAAAGCAATATTAATACAGTTGTATGGTAAATTACATTGGTTGCCTAAGAGTGCTTTTGTAGGTAAAGATTTAGGTAATGATTGTATTGTTTTTTCAATAAAACCATTTTTCGCTAATCAAATAATGAATAAATTTTAAACTAAATAACAATGACAAAAACAGAAATTTTAACAGACCTTGAACTATCTTTAAACGTTGCTAATTCTATTGACAATGTTTATTTAAGAAACAAACTAACCAAAGTAAAGGATTCTTTAATATCTTTATGGAATACTGAAGATATGTACTACGAAGAAATTAGAAACGCTTTGCAAATGGATGAAACATTTGATAACTTAAACCAATTAAAAATAAGATAATGAAAATTACAACTTTAGACAATAAGATTTGGGACAAACAAGAAATTTTAGATAATATGTACAACGATGAATTTTACTATGGTTATTTAGGTAAACAAGCATTATCATCTTCTACATTAAAAATGGTTCTTAAATCGCCTAAAACGTATAAATACGTTACAAAGTATGGTCAGGCAGAAACGCAGCCATTACGTGATGGTAAACTATTCCACACAATGATATTAGAACCACATAAGATAGATGAACTTGTAATAGTTGATGTAGCTACTAAAGCAAACAAAGTTTACAAAGAAGCAAAAGCAGAAGGCAAAGAAGTATACACTACTAAAGAAATAAAAGATGCTGAACGATTATCTGATGCAATTTTAAAGAATGATGAAGCAGTACACTATATGAGTAAAGCAGGATTTGAAGTACCTGAAATAGCAATGATAGATGGATTACCATTTAGAGCAAAAGCAGATATATTACGTGAAAATATGATAGTAGATTTAAAAACTACTACAGGGTTAAATGAATTTAGGTATTCAGCAGATAAATATAGCTACGATTTACAGGCTTATTTATACCGTGAAATGTTTGGTGTAGATGAATTTGTTTTTGTGTGTATAGACAAAGGTAGTTTAGATATTGGTATATTTGAATGTTCAGATGAATTTTACCAAAGAGGAAAAGAAAAGTTAGAGCAGGGAATTAGTAACTATAAATATTTCTTTGGAAAAGATAGCGATGTAGATTTGAATCAGTATGTATTACGTGGAATTTTATAAATAAATAATTATGACAATAGAAATTTTTAATAAAATTAGAGTTTGGGCATTTAACAAAGGAATCTATAATAATTCAGATTCAAGAACGCAGTTTTTAAAACTACAAGAAGAATCAGGCGAATTAGCAAAGGCATTACTTCACAACGATAGAGATGAAATAATAGATGCTATTGGTGATTGTATTGTAGTATTAACTAATATTGCACATTTAGAAGGTTTAATACTTGAAGATTGTATTGCTTCTGCTTACGATGTTATTTCTAAACGCACAGGCAAAATGGAAAACGGAACATTTAAAAAGGATTAATGAAAGAAATTACTGCTGAACATTATAACCTTGCTTTATACGAATACGAACAAGGAATGAGTTTAGAAGAATTACGTGAGGTTATAAAGCATTACGAAGATTTAGAACTATTTGAAGTTTGTCAGGGTGTGCATTTAGCAGTAGAAGTAATTAGATTTCATATCTTATTTGATTTAGCAAGAAAAGAACCAATAAAAACAAAAAAATTAAAATGGAAATCAACGAAAAAATAAAAGAATTAGTATTACAACAAACTAACATTAATGTAGATGATACTACACGTACACGTGAGCAAGTAGAAGCACGTAGTTTATACTACACATTAATAAAAGAAATAACACCTAAAACAACTTTAAAGCAAATAGGTAAATCAGTAAATAAGAATCACGCTACAGTTATACACGGTTTAAACCAATGGGATATGTTAGTAAGATACAACCCAACACTAAACAAGTACAAAGAACGCATTTTAAAGATGTTTGATAAAGAAATAGATTCAAGTGATATAGATTTACTTCGCAAACAAATTAACCGCTTACAAGGCGAATTAATAGATTTACAAATAGAAAATGAAAGACTAAAGAAACAATTACTACGAGATGAACACGAAACAATACAAAATATTAAATTACTTTTTCATAAATTTGCAGGAACAGAACAACACGAATTGTTTTTGTTTAGATTAAATCAATTAGTAGAAATCAATAGCAAAAGAAAGATATGAAACAAACAGCAATAGAATGGTTTGCAAATGAACTTTATGAAAAGTTTGAAATGAGAGGTGATGGTAATTTATTTGATGAAATTTATGAACAAGCCAAAGAAATGGAAAAGGAGCAGATTATTTGCGCAGGTTTTTATATTAATAAAGAAAAATATTACAAAGATAAATATAAATCAAATCTTGAGCCACAATTAATTCCTAGAAAAGAATACTTAAGTATAAAAGAATGGTTTAAACAATTCAAAACAAAATAAGATGAAACAACCTTGTAACGCTCACGCACACGAGCAAGAAGCAAAAGAAATAAAATTAGAAGATGTATTTAATCAGCAAAAGAAAGAAGATATTAAAAAAATGATTGATGAATCAAAAGAACGTGCGCAAATATTAATGCGACTAAAAGCAGGATACAAACCAATACATAAATTCAACAATGGTAATTACGCTACACTATGTAATAAATGCAATGTAGTTATTTCAACAGGTATAAACAAAGACCAAATAATGTGTGAAAATTGTATAAACGAAATAGAAGTTAAACTAAAAGATGAAGATAAAGAATGAAAAACAAAACAGTAGAATACTTAGTTGACAAAATAGTACAATTAAGAATAAATGAGTTTAAGTTAGAAGATAAAAACAGAAAACTTGAAACTGAAAAAAGAGCAAGTGAAAACATACTTTCAAACTACAAACAAGAAATAGCTAATTTAAGAATAGCACTATCTTTAGCAATAGATAACCAAGAAACTAATACAAAAGAACAAACACAACCTGAAGTTATAATAACTAATAGAGATGACAAATAAAGAAAGAGCAGAACTACTACATAAGAAATACACTAAAGACTATTTAAGATTTGTAGTAAGTGGATATATTAAACAAGGTTATCCTGAATGGATAGAAATAGGAAAAGAACTAAAACAACTTTACAAATGAAACAAGAAACACTTGAAGAAGCTGCTGAAAAATATAATTCACAGTTCGTAAGTCAAAATGAATTTGCTATTGAAGATTTTATAAATGGTGCTAAATGGCAACAAGAACAAGACAAGAATAAGTATAGTGAGGAAGATTTAATAGAATTTTCTGAATGGGTTTCACATAATGATTGGGTTTATTTACCAAGAAAAAGTTATTGGGTAAATGAAGAACAAGAAGAATTAGAACAAAAATTTACTACAAAAGAATTATTTGAACAATTTAAAAACAAATAAGATGAAACTAACAGAACAAGACAGAAAAGAAATTATATTTTTAGCAAAGACTGCATTTAAAGTTTACGCAGGTTTATTAATAACTTTAGGAATAATGTACATAGCTATTAATGTGCTTTAAATTGCACTATTTAATTAAATTATATAAAAAAATAAAAGAAATATAAACTATAGTGTATTAAGAAGCACTTTTAAATAAAAAAAATATGCCTGATATAACTAAATGCGCAGGTAGACAATGCGAATTAAAAGAAACTTGCTACCGGTATACATCAGAAGCAAGTAAGTACAAACAATCTTATTTTATTTCACCACCATTGTACATAAACAAAATAGGTGAACATCAATGTGAGTATTACATACCTAACGATAAACAAAATGTGTAATAGATTATTTTTATTGAAATATATTTAAACATTACTTTTAACTATGGGATTTGAAAAAGGAAATAAATTAGGAAAAGGTAGACCACCTAAAGTAGAAGAAGAAAAAGTAAACAATATTTTTCTAAAAGCATTAGGGCAATTATACAATAAAGAAACTGAAGAAGAAACAAAGATTGCGTTTGTTAAAAATACTTTAATGGAATCACAACGTGGACAGTTGTTTATAGCTGAACACATATTCGGTAAACCAAAAGAAATAATAGAAGCTACACACAACGTAAACGATTTTAGTATAAAAGATATATTTAAAATAAAAGATGTTTAAAATATTAGATGAAATTCTTGCTTCAGTTCCAAAAGGAATTAATCTTATTGATTATGTTTTTGTTTGTTCAAAAGATTTTGAATGTGAAATTACAGAATACAAAGACATAAAGATATTTTACCATAATTGGGTAAAAGAAGATACTATTTATTATATGCAAAATCCATATTTTGATAAACTTAAACACGAAGTATAAATTACTTGGTTCAGATAGTAGGTACTTTGTAATTACAGGAGGGCGTGGCTCGGGGAAATCATATTCTTTGAACTCGTTTCTATTGTTACTTACTTACGAATCAGGCCACGTTATATTATTCACACGTTACACTTTGACTTCTGCAAACGTTTCTATTATACCTGAGTTTATAGATAAGATTGATAGAGCTGATTTAAGCAACGATTTTTATATAACTAAGGATGAAATAGTAAATTTAAAAACAGGTTCTAAGATTCTATTTAAAGGTATTAAAACAAGTAGTGGAACACAAACTGCTTCACTTAAATCTTTAGCAGGAGTTACTACTTGGGTATTAGATGAAGCAGAAGAATTAACAGATGAAGAAACATTTGAAAAGATTGATTTTAGTATAAGAACAAAAGGAATACACAATAGAGTTTTATTAGTGTTGAATCCTGCAACAAAAGAACACTTCATTTATAAAAAGTTCTTTGAAGATAAAGGAGTACAAGCAGGAAGCAATTTAATAAAAGGTGATACTACATACATACACACTACATACTTAGACAATATAGAAAACCTATCTGAATCTTTTATAACACAGATAGAGAACATAAAACAACGTAGACCGGAAAAGTATAACCACCAAATCTTAGGTGGATGGATGGACAAAGCAGAAGGAGTTATATTTACTAATTGGACTATAGGCGAATACAAACAAATAGGTAAATCTATCTTTGGTCAGGATTATGGATTTGCAGCAGATGAATCGACTTTATTAGAATGCAATATAGATACAACTAACAAACGAATATACATTAACGAAAGGTTTTACTTAAAAGGTTTAACAACATCACAGATATACAGTTTAAACAAGCAACACGCAAACGATGCTTTAATAGTTGCTGATTCTGCAGAACCAAGATTGATTAGCGAACTACAAACATTAGGATTGAATATTGTACCGGCAGTTAAAGGTCCTGATTCAGTTACGTATGGCATTAGTATTTTACAAGATTATGATTTGATAGTATCACCTGAATCTATTAATTTAATTAGGGAACTAAATAACTATTGTTGGTTAGAAAAGAAATCTAAAACACCACAAGATGCGCACAATCATTTATTAGACCCACTTCGATACTGCGTTACATACCAATTAGAAAATAGAAACAAGGGTAATTACTTTGTCTATTAATGACAAGTAAACGAAGCAATATACTTGTCAAATGACATACGGCCAATTCATAGCTACAATACAATGCTACATACATCACGTTAAAGATGTAGAAGTAGATATTGCTTTGCCAAGAAACATTGGTGAAATAAAGCTAATGAAGAAAATGTACGAAATAGCAAGTGCTTATTTATCAGCTACTTAATAATTAAACTGTGTTAAAGAAATGTTAAAGTTAACATTGAATGTTTATAATGTAAAAAGTGGGTGTATATTTGTCAAAGAAATAACAACAAACAAAAACACAAATGGAAACTTTAGTAATAGAATTAGAAAACAAATTTACAGGAGAATTAGTAATTAATAAACAACACTCTACAAACGCAACTGCTTTTAAAGAAAGTTTTATTAAAGGAACTAAAACTATGAAATGGTTATTGGGTGATTGGAATTTATCAAGATGTTATATTGAAACTAAATAAATAAAAAACAAATGAGAACATACAGAATAAGTTACTACACAGAATACGCTGATGAATGTTTTGATTCAGAAGCTACAATAGAAGCAGCAGGTATTTACGATGCGCTTATAACGTTTAATTCTAAGAATGTATGTAAACGTATATACAAGGTAGAAGAAATGCCTGAGATGTCCTTAGAACGCAGAATAGAACTAAAGGTAAACGAAGGAAACGATGTATGGATTCCTTATGCACAAATATCACAATCACTTCGGGATTTTTGGATAGAGTATTTTAAGAAATAAATTGAGTTGGTTAAATAGTTGGAATTAGGGTAGCAGAAATGTTACCCTTTTTTCGTTTAATACAATTTCACATAAAAGTTATTATTAAATAAAAAACTTTATGAAGTTAGAAATTTCTATACCTACATCTTTAAAAGAAATAACATTAGAACAATACCAAAGATTTACACGTATAGCTAAAGATAATCCTGAAGGCGAATTTCTGCAGCACAAGATGATTGAAATATTTTGTGGTGTATCGTTAAAAGAAATATCGCTAATGAAGTTAAAAGACATTACAACTATCACAAATAAGTTAGGTGAAATGTTTACCGGTAATTATAAGTTGGTTCAAACATTCAAACATAAAGGTTTAGAATTTGGATTTATCCCGAACTTAGATGAAATTAGTTTAGGTGAATATACCGATTTAGAAACATACATTTCTGATTGGGATAATATGCACAAAGCTATGGCAGTGCTTTACAGACCTGTAATAAACAAACTGAACAAAAAGTATCTAATAGAAGAATATAAAGGTTCTGCTGCGTATTCTGAAGCT